ATCTAGCTGAAAAGGCGTTATCTTCATCTATTGGATTCAGTTCAAAAACAGCTGCAAATTCAAAATGCTGCGATGATGTTTTAAAATGGGATAATTTAAAGACGCAAGCTGAATGTGAAGATAGCTTTAGTCTGTTAAAGGTTGAGCCTTTCAAATCCATATTGCCTAAAGATTTTGGCTGGCCTTATACCTATTTGTTTGATGCACCTAAGATCAACCCTGAAAATGGCACGATTCTTAAAGATAGAAGTGGTAAGGTTGAAATGAACAACACGCGCTATGATCCAAATGGCAGCGCTGAGGAATCCTCTCCAAAACGTTGGGTGGGTGCCTGGTTTGCTAAGACACAACAGCGCTCATGGTCGGCTAGTCGGGGAATATGGAGTAGGATAATAATGCTGTTCTTTCCATTTTTACATGACGATCTTACAAATGTTGAAGTGGAGCTCAGAATTCAGAATTTTGTTGATGCATTACAAAAACAGCGCGATGCATTAGAAAAGAAAATAGAAAAGAAAATGGCAAAGGCTCAAAACCCAACTGCTGTACCGCCTGCCGCCGGTATCGGAAGCCCCGTACCGTCTGCCCCTCCCGCATCAGATATGCAAGAAGGTGGGTTCTTAGGAATGGGAAGGAAGGAGTCTAAGGAGTCTAAAGGTGGGGATTGTGATGTTGATTGTCTCCGGGAGGTATCAGGAAAACTTGGCGAGATTAAAGATACTTTTGAAAAATTATTCAAAAAGTTTAAGGCACGATTCCCTTACAATGCTGATGGTGCTCCAACGGGCGGTAAGGTCAATGTACGTGGTAAATTATACGAAACAATGGATAAAGAAGGTTTATTTGCTAGAGGTCAAAAAGACGCAGCAAAAGCTAGTGGTGATAATGCATGGGAATATGAGAATGCCCCACAAGGAGGCGGGTCAAAGACTAACAAAACTGGACGCGATCGTGTTACCTCTAATGTCGATAATATATACCTTGACTTCTTTATCTCCGCTATTAAGCCTCCGCAACATGGGAGAACTCAATCGGGGACGGAAGAAAAAAGCCATTGGACTCGCTTTTTTAACCCATTTGGTGGGGACAGTAGATATTGGATGCGGTATTTAATTACGTGGTATTTACCTATGCTAACCATGATTTTAGTAGCAGTTTCTATTTTTACAGGATTCTGGTTCACGGCATTCAGTTCGGTAAATAGATACAGCAATTTCATTTTGCCATTATCTGGCGGCATTTGGTTAGCACTAATCAATATGTTCCTACAGCCTCTTTCAGTTGTCTCATATATGTTATTAGGAGCAACAGGTAAGAACAACGATTCAAAGAATTGCCCCTATGACTCGGGCGTATATCAAATGCGCCGCAATATGAAACAGTATTTTGCATTGAATCTATTTATTACACTTGCAGTAATAGTTACACACCTTGGCGGCGCATTGGCTGCATCAGGTCATACAACAATAGGTGGTATATTATCCATGTTATTCCCAATATATACGTTAATTGTTTTAGCTATCAAGCTTTTCCATTGGCTATGGAATCTGGCATAATTTCATTAAAACTTACTTAATAATTGTCTAATTATTATTAAGTAAATGGGTAAAAAAGATAGGCGAAAAAAGAAAAAGGTGTCTGCTAATGGCAAACCCACTGTTAGTATTTGTACTCCTACTTATGACAGGAGAAGTTTCATACCGACATTAATTCATAATTTTAAAAAACAGACATATCCAATGGAATTGATGGAATGGATCGTCGTGGATGACGGGACAGATCCTGTAGGTGATTTATTTAAAGGTGTTCCAAATGTTAAATATTTTTACAATGAGACAAAGATGAAATTGGGAGAGAAGAGGAATTATATGCACAAGAAGACTAAGGGAGATATAATTATTTATATGGATGATGATGATTATTATCCACCAGATAGAGTTAATCATGCAGTCAATAGATTACGGTCACAGCCGACAGCATTATGTGCCGCGAGTAGTAGATTGTTTATTTATTATAAGCATATTCAAAAAATATATCAATTTGGTCCATATGGTCCAAATCATGGGACTGCCGGAACCTTCGCATTTAGGAAAGAGCTATTAGAACAAACGAAATATGATGACGATGCTGATTTTGCTGAAGAAAAAAAATTCTTGAAAAATTATACAATTCCAATGGTACAGCTTGACCCATTCAAAACTATACTATGTTTCAACCATGACCATAATACTGTGGATAAACGCCGTCTACTAGTAAACCCTCATCCTGACTATGTCCAAGAAACAAAACTTAAGCCTAGCGTCTTTATTAAGGATAAGGAACTAGTGAATTTTTATACACAACAATAATTTTATATACTAATATTATAATGACATTGAAAGCGTTAAAAAAAATCTTTAATTTTAAGGGTAAAAGCGCTGACCACGTGGTAACATGCGTGGTCTCACTTGCTTTAGGGTATATTATTCTAAAATCAGTATTTGATGCTGTAACCGTGCGCCGAGAAGGATATGAAGGGAGAAAGGAACTACTCCTTCTCCACATGGAGGGCTGCCCGCACTGTGTGAAATTAATGCCACATTGGTCGGCGGCTTCCAAGGAGAATAAAACTGGTATAAGTATGCGGGCTGTGGAACGGAAAGAAAAAGATGGACCTGAATTGTGTAAAAAACATAATGTAACTGGCTTTCCAACTATTCTTTTGGTTGGCAGCGATGGTAATAAAATTAAAGATTACAGCGGCGAAAGAACAAAAACGGGATTAATGAATTTTATGACACAAAACGCGTAATTATTTGTCTAACTTGGTATAGCTATCTAGATATCTGTAAACTCTATTGATATCTAGCTTATTTATTTGATAATTATCATTATCAAAGAGTTCATATATTTGTTCGTCGGTATTGTTCTGCCTGAGATGAAGAAAATATGAGAAAACGTCCTTTTTATCCATATTTAACTGCTGACATAAGTTTTGTATAAAGAGCATATTATTGTACTCTGTAGAATATTTTGTAAGCACCTTAGTAAAACGAACCTTTTCTGGATTAAATTTAATTTTTTTCTTTTTCGGAAGATCATGCCATTGTGCATGATTATAAAAGGTTTTAATGAGTGAGCTCATTTCGTTGAATATCCAGATTTGTTTCTGGAAAGTAATACGGTCAACATAATCAGCAAAGCATAAGTTATTTAAAATCTTAACATAGAAAGGAATGGCAACATCTTTCGGAATTTTTTCTAAGACATCTATAATATTTTCATGGAACAGTAATCCTACACTTGTTCTATCCGTTTCATTCATTAGTAGAATGTGATCATTAATGCTATATTTGTTATTCATTAACCTTTTAGTTATTTGTTTTGTATCCTCGTTATATGTTTTAGGTTGGAGCATGTTTGTTATAATTTTATTCTTTAAAATACTCTGCTGACTGGTATAAATATCATATATATTTTTAAGTTTGCGCATATCTCCTTGGATGAATGTTACCATATTTTTAGTTAGGTCCGCTTCTAATTTGGGCATCAACATACTAACAATATCGCCGATTTGATTTTGTGTAGGCGTCTTCAACTCTATTTTTATACAAACCTTCATCATCTCAGTAATCTTTTTATCAATATGATAATTTCCTATACAGATGATAGGTATCATTGTGGTATCTTCCTTTTTCTGCTTCTTCGTTTTCTTTGGACGGATCAGTTTTATTAACGAATTAATACCACCCTTATCACCACCATTCATTCCATCAATCTCATCCATAATGATTGCAATTTTTCTTACTTTTTTATGAAACATGCTAATAATATTGGTATCTGACATATTGTGTTTTGTGATATTGTCAATAATATTTTTATTTCTGACATCACCTGCATCAAAAGAAATAATATCATAGTCTAATTTATTAAGCACATCTTTAACAAAATGGGATTTTCCTGCACCGGGACTACCATAAACATATATACCCCTCGGAGTTAAAACATTTGCCTTATTTGCTTCGAAATAAATTAAGCTATCTGCTAGTTTTTGTTCTTGTGACTTTCTATCTAATATGTGGTTAATATTTAATTGCTCCATTTTATATTCTTATGTCTTATTTTTTTATGTTTCTTTTTCTTAGAAAGGCTAAGGTCTTTATTTAAATAATTATCAATTAATTGACGACAACGCGTGCTGTTATATTCTATACTTAATAATTTTAAAAACACCATGTAGGATGGAAAGGTATGTTGTTTATATTTCCAACTACTTTGTTTTTTCCATTTTTGGAAATTCTCCTTCAACAAATACGATAACTGAAAATCATAGTCATTTCTTATTATGTTTCTTACATAACTTTTGAATTTAGTGGGAGATAGTCTAGATATTACTGTAGGGTAATGTAAGGCAAATAAATTCTTATTCAAGGTGTATATTGTTGCGATGGGTAAAAAATCATATATTACACCAAGAACATCTTCAGGTAATTCTGTTAATTCCATTTGATATATGATTCTAAAAATCTAATATCAAAATAATTAATAGTTGGTGATACCATCCCAAGTTAAACCGCAACTTTCTGCCCATTCACGTTTGTCCTTTTTGGAATCGCCGAACTCACCCCAGAGACAATCGTCGCCACCATTTCCTAAACCCTTCGCATTATAACACATATCTTTTCCATTGTTTTCTTTCATCACAAAATAATCAGGGCAATTACCTATTTCAGGAGGGAAAACGAGATCGCCCTTTTCATTCCACATCATGATCGCTAAAATGATGAGACAAATGATAAGTATAACTATTGCAATTGTCAGTACGGTATGTTGAAAACTCATGACTATATATATTTAAAAAGATATATTTTTTTCTTCCAAACTATATATAAATGAATTGTAACAGTAATGGTAGAGTAGATATACTTGGCACAAATGCAATGAATTGTTTTCATTTATACGATAGAATACCTGTAGCGGACGGTGATACCTATTACCGAACCGCTATGACTGGAAATTGGCAAAATAATATGTTATCTCGTGTTTTCTTTAGCGCCGAGAATATGCGCATTTTACAGAATGGAATTAAAGCTGGTGTATATAAAAAATCCAATGGGCGATTTCAAATTGCTGATCAAGATCCTGACGTACTTAAGATGATTATGCGTAGCACCTTTTTACAAAGTTCAAAAAATCTTCCAAATCAGATTACTGAACAAGTTACCGCGCTAAATAATCTTGTTTTAGACTATGCCGTTCCACAAGTATTGGGTGAAGCCGTCGGCTATGTTAAATATAAAAATGACGCGAGTATGATGTATACTCCTATGCAGAGACCGGCTTCCACTTACCATAGCAATATATTGGAGCTAAAGCCGTGGTTTTAATTATAACCAAATAAAATCTACTTTATATATATAATGTCTAATACTCAATTAGCAAATGTTAATGAAATAGCATTTACACTTGCATGCAAATATGGACTTTTTACATATAATCTCTCCACGGCTGCTTCTGGAAAGCTGAGTCTAAGGGGCGTACAGCCTCCTGCTGTTGCACAGGATCCTCTAGTCGCTTCTTTAGCAGCCGAGGTAGCTGGGATTAGGGATACGGCACTTAAAAAGGTGTTAATTAAAATAGAACAGGCTAAAGCAGGCGCGGCAAGTTTTATAGCGTGGTTAAAAGCGGGGGCTGCGCGGCAACCACCATTGCCTCCGGGATTTCCTGCCGACTATTGGGGACAGCGACTTGAAATTTTACCCGGTGCCGTTGGGTGGACAGATACAAAAGCTAAGTTCGAAGAATTTTTGGCTGCAGGGAAAGCGCTCGACGTTAAAGCAATTAAGGGATGTGACCCCGTTATAGCTCATAATGATAACCCAGCGGATACATTGGTAGTTGTAAAGGATGCAGCGGGGCAAAAACGATTTTTGGGTATTTCGTTGAAGGCAACATTTTCAATGGGCGATCTCACTATTTTTAACGGCGGCGTTTGTGCTACTATTGCATGTGTTATCAATGGCGTAGATGTTGCTCAAAAGAAATCCGTTTGTTCACGAAAAAATAAAGCCAGCCAACGTGCCCTATGGACACAAGTTGAGCAATGTATGCAACCGTATACAACATTTAAAGCGACGCACGGGATTACGGATAAAGATCAATGGGAAGAGCTCAAAGCTGCGAGCCCAGAACTAGAGACTCAAAAGCTTGGCGCACTTTCAGGCATAAGAGATGGGTTATATGAATTATTGGCAGAACAACTCCAAATAGGAGGAGATGAGGGAGGTGATGGTGCATGTCTAGGACCCCAAGCTGTTGCTAATGTTCCAAGGAGACAGGCATTGCTAATATTAGGAGGTATTTTACAATTTACACATGATAATATTACCGACGGCGCATGTAGTATACCATATGTTAAGTTAACCGGTTTCTTAAAAACATCAAATTCTGGTAAGTATATAAAAGCCCTCCGACTGGATGGGGACACCGCGCGTCAGGTTAGCAATGATACGCTAACACGAATAGACCCCCCCGATCTAAGATTATGGGTTGATCCGAATGCTACACATGTTCAAATCGCAATTAGGAAAGCCGGTACAGTTTCTACAATATTAACTATAGGA